ATTGCCACCTAACTGAGCGCTGTTGAAAGATGCCGCGCCCTCTCCAGCCGTGCTTCTGGAGCTGTCCAGTCGGGCTGAAACTGGTGAAGGTGTATCTTCTCCATAATATAAATGAATAGCGAGACCCGTAGCCATTGATATGGCCTTGGCCATGCAACGCTGTATCTGAGCGTTCACCTCAAAGCTGTTGGGGTTCTGAATGGGTTTATTAGCATGGTTCAGGACGGGCATAATCTCTGTGGTGTTTACCTCGCCCTCACCCAGATGCACAGTGACTTGTACATAGGCATAGCCCTGACTGTCCAGCATCATAGGCAACAAACTGCCATCAGGTTGCTTGAACTGATGCTTAACCACGATAGCATTTGGCACATGGTCTTTCAGCAAGCGCAAGGCATGCGCCCATGACAGATAGGTGAAACCGTTTTTCTTTTCCGTAAATTTACGGGTGTCGATTTGCGACATGGTTGCCCATATGTTCATTTTATATCTCCCTTAAAATCTCAATCTTCTCGACCTTGTCTAAGTTGCCATACTCAAGGCAAGCACCTGTCAAGGCTTGCTTTGGTGCATTGTTGCTGTGGTAAAATTCATAAATCTTGCCATCACTTGTGTAAAAAATAACCTTACATTTCAAATCTGCCATAACGCTCTAGCCTCCTCTTTGGTTTCATCGTCCCACAGGAACGGGTGGTTGAAGTCTGGCTCAATCAAGCCAGCTAATACTTTCGGGTCTGTGCTGATAGACAGCAGGCGCTCACGCCTCACGGCTGTTCTGCGGCGTTCTTCTAAACAATATGCCAGATATTCTGGCTGTAGCTGGTCACAGTTGTCGGGGCTGAAAAGCACTGCATCAGTTGCCGACACATATGCGATGTGTGGTGTCAAGCCAGTGGCATGTGCATAAATTGCCACTTGACAGATATGATTGAAGTCAGGCTTGGAAGGGATAGATGCCTTCACCCAGCCTCTGGTTCCGTCCTTCTTGACCGCGCCCTGCCTTGGTGCTTTGGTCTTTATCTCACAGAACGAATCGGACAAGCACAGGTCTATGTATCCCATCACAGGTGCGTCAACGCCCTTTAGGGATACCTCCACCTTGCGCTCATCCTCTGCGCCCCCGAACTGTTCAGCCAGCAGGTCAATACCGTTCTTAACCATGTCAGGCAGAATCTCCCTGAACTTGTCGCGCTTTTCTACAGGCTCGCCCTCTGGCGCATCATGGAAGTCGTAACTCATCAATGCCTGCTGTATTGCATCATCAACATCATGCCCTGCTGTCAGCACTGCCTGTATGGCATTGTGCGAGGCGGTTCCGACTGCCGCATTGTAGCCAACTTTAATTTCACGCCTGCGCTCTTTGGACAAATAAATATATTCAAACAACCAGTTGGCATCAGGTTTACTGAACTGTGATGGGCTGTGATGTGGTATGATTTCATTTAATTTCATAACGTATATTTTAACTTTTTTGTTTACAGTTTCCTACCTATACTTTAGTAGTGGTTATAATTACATATGTCAACACACAAAACAGAGGTTATACATGAAACTCGCGGAATACATGGTCAGCAAGGGTTTGCGCCAGTCTGACCTAGCCAAGACGTTGGGGGTTAGTCAGGTGACTATCCACAACTGGATTTATCACAAGCGGCCACCATCAGGTCAGCACATGATGGACATCTGGAAGATGTCGGGGGGCAAGATTAATCTCAAAGATTGGGCGGAGGCGTTCAGTGAAAAAAGCAGGTAGGTATGGCAGGAACTCGCTGATGGGGTTGACCTATGAGCAGATTCAGACGTTGCAAAGAGAGCAACAGAAGAAGTGGTCAGAGCAACTGCCTGATGATGCTTTCGGTGATGATGTAGAAGAAGAGCCTACATATGCACGGGTCAATATCAGGCAGACAGATGTGCCAACGGGGGGCAGTAGTCTTGACTAACGGACGCAGAAAAGGTGCTAATTTCGAGCGTGAGATTAGCAACATGATTATGGATGCTCTGGGTATAGAAGATGTCAAAAGAGACATTGAGCAGTACAGGGCTGGCTTGCATGGTGATATAATCGGGGTAGATGGCTGGTGCATAGAGTGCAAACGGTATGCGAACGGTATCACTTACAAGGCCGACTGGTGGGAACAGGTTTTGCTAGCGGCTGAAGCCTGTGGTGACCAGCCTGTACTCATCTGGAAGTATGACCGACAACCGATAAACTGCCTTGTCAGGATGTCTAGCATCAGTTCTGACTATGCTGGGCTGGATTATGTGGCTCAGGTTGATTTTAATACTTGGCTGATGCTGGTTCGGGAAAGCTGGGCATGAAAGTAACGCTAACAAAGGCGCAGTTTTCGCAGTGCATACAGGCTGGAAACTTACGCAACCAACTTGCGAGACTTTCGGGCGTAAAAGACCAGAAGATAGATAAGGACAGACCTGAAATTGATATAGACATTCTCGGCGCAAAAGCAGAGTTGGCTGTTTCTTTGGTTTTTGGCGCAGATTTTTCGTTAAATACGATGGGCATTGACGATGGGTGCGATTTTTTCCTGCATGACATTGGTGTTGATGTAAAGTCCACATTTTACAAGACAGGAAAGATGCTGTTTAAGTCGAAAGATAGCTTCAAGGCAGATGTGTGTGTACTTGCAACCGCTACTAACCAACTGAATCAGATAGAAGTTGTCGGGTGGCTGTCAAAAAAAGAATTTATGCAAATTGCAAAGATGAGCGATGTCGGTCAATACCACGGATGGGCGGTAAATCAAGATAAATTAAGGCCACTAGGTGAGTTGTGGCATATTTATAGGCAGAGGGAGTTATCAGAATGAGCATCAAGGCACTTGCATGGGCTTGGAACTATGAGACAAAGGACGCTTTAGAGAAGCTGGTGTTGCTTTGTGTAGCTGACCATATGAATGATAGCATGGGGCAGGCTTGGCCATCAGTGGCGCGCATATGCGATTTATGCGGCTGTTCAAGAAGCACTGCACTACGGAAGCTAAAACAGCTTGAAGAGAAGGGCGTGATTATTAGGCAAAAGCGGTTCAATAAGACCGATATTGTGGTGTTCACTTATCCAGAAAAAAGTGCTGATGAGGGTGGGTGTCACTCTGATAGGTGTCACACAGACACCCCAAATGGGCAGTTTGAGGTGTCACAGAGACACACTAACCCTTATAATAGTTTAACCCTTATTACTACTAGTGAAAAACGCTTCAAACAGAACCAGAGGCGAGAAAAAACCCTTTCTGAAAAGCAAAAGGTGTTTGCTAGAACACTTGCTGACCGATTATGGCAGAAACATAAGCATGAAGGATTCCCGTTTGCCATGATTCTGACCGATGTTGAAGAGTTTTTGCTGACCGACCAGTCTGAGGCTAGCTGGAACCGTATCGGCAATGGTTTACCCATGCCATTATAGCTACCGACAATGGGACAGACAGAGACACCCCCCTAAAGGGGTGTCCTATGTCCCAGTTAGGTGCTATGGTTTATTCTTCATCCTCTTCTGGTAGGTCATCAAGGTCAATAACCTTCATTCTATCGCCGCCACAGGCTCGGCAGAAGCCGCCACTGTCCCAGCTATAGTGTTTTAGGCTGTCATAGCCGTCATGGTGATTGCCGCAGTCCTTACAGATAAATATCTCATTCATAGTTATCATTCCCTATCAGGTTTGTAACAGCCGCATCTGGATGACCGTATGTCTTTATGGCCTTTTGCAGTCTGTGCTGTTCTGTCTCGCATAGTGTTTCATACCTAGCTTTCATCTCAGCATCAGGTGCATCTTCATTTGTCATGCACCAAATCAAAAATTCTATTGCGTTCATGTCTTTGCTCCCATGATAAAACCGAATCCTGCGCCATTGCCCTCAGCGTCCTTTGATAACTGCAAGGCAACCTTTTCGCCTGTCTCAGGGTGATACAGGGTAAATGTTGGCCACTGCCCTGCCTCGTCTGTCTCAAAGAAAAAGTCGGTAATGTGAAACCCTTTTAGCTGTTCATAATACTGTTTCATGTTCTTGCTCCCTAAATGTAGCTACAGTTAAACTCTGCGTCTAATGAGTCCCAAGCTGACTCATAGGCATGATGCCAGTCTGTGTGATAGCCAGTGGCTATATCATCATCAGCCATGCACTTTGCCCAATGGTTTAGGCTAGGTTCGTGGTTTAATGGCAGTTCAAGCTGTGCATACATGTCTATCTCCAATTAAACCTGATTCTGGTTAAATGATTCTGGGTTGGCTAACTCATAGCACTGCATCAAATCCTCATCCCAGTCATCACCCCAGAAACTTGTCAGTTCTGTATCATCACACAGGCAGATAAATTCATAATCTGTCCTAGTGGTAGTGGCTACCAAATCGCTGTCATCAACATAGCCCTGACGGTTGGTCTTATATGTAACCGTTCTGAATGGCCTGACTTCCAGCACCTTGATTTTATCCCAGCCCAAAGCACTATGCTTTGAGCCAAACTCTGTGATTTTATAGATTGCACCTTTTAGCATGGCATGACTCCCGTTTCTTTATATGCCGCCCACATTGCGACTATCCAGATAGCTTCATCTAGCTTCATGTCTGGGCATACGCCTATCACCTCATTAGGCGCACCAAACATGTTTAACCGATTGCTTTCTTGCAAGTCGTCCAGATAGTTGAAGAAATAATCAACGTCATCACCGAACAGGCTCATACCCTCGATAGTCGGGTGTTTTACAATTCTCATAGTCATCTTAATCTCCCTTATATAAATTCCAGTGGTATATCGTGGTGGTGGCAGTAACCGACAAGCTGATAAAACTTGTCATCATCTCTGAAGCCGTCTCTGATGCTGGCGGTTATCTCGCCCTTGTCTGACATGTCCAGCCAGAAAGCATACTCAACCTCATAATCAACCGATTTTTTATCGTCCGATAAAGTGAGAACGCTAGCCATCCATGAACAGCCAAAATTGCTTAGTGATGTACATGCAACATTGCCAAGCACCCGTGATACATGGCTTACATGCCATGTCCAGTGAGATAAATTTTCATTAGATATAGTCATTATGCACTCCCTTCTAATCTGCGCTTATGACTGATTAAATGTGCGCGTAATTCTTTTAAGTCATATACTGAATGACGCTTTTGCACATATTCATCATGAGATTTAATCTTGTTAGATTCCCTGATGTAATGCATGGTTATACTTTTAATCAGGCTATCTAAATCTTGCTTAGACAAGTTAACGCTTGCTAGCTTTTCATCTTTGCTTTTTATCATGTTATGACTCCCTTTTGTCATGATATAATTAATCCTAGATTAACTGATTAGGTATTGTCAACCGATTTTTTGACCGATTTTTCAACCGATTTTTTGACCGAATCTTTGACCGATTTCTTGACCGAAATTCTGACCGATTTTCTAGGCAAATTTTTAACCGATTTTTTAGGCGATGCCTGACCAGCAAAAAGCTGGTCAAACATGGCTTGCATTTGTTCAAGCTGGTTCTGCATTATATATGATACCCCTTTTCTGATTATGGCATTATTGCCAGTTATAAGGCCATAGGCTGGCCGTATAACAGGCAAGGCAGGTTTATACCTGCCAAGCCAAGATATGCGCTATGCGGCCTTAAAAGCGCGTTTACCAGCACCATGCGCCACGATAGCTATTGATTTAGGCGATTTACTGGAAGTGCCAGCACATAAGCCGCAATCTTTGCAGGTGGTGCGCTTGCCTGCTTCCTCACTAGCAGGGCAAAGAATTTCTTTACCTGATACAATATCAGACAGCTTTTCTATAAC